CACCCCCAAAGCCCTAGGGTCTAAAGAACCCTAATCCGGATGAATCTATCGCGTTTTACGCGTTAGTACCGGAGGGCCGAGAATGTCACCCACGCAGTGCATTTAGACTCCACCACTATCGATTAAGATAGTAGTCGACAAGAACGAGCTCATCACTCTCAACCTTTGTGGACTACAGAAAGGATCCCATGACTATTAAGTCACGTGACCTAGACTGTAAGGTATATTTCCCGCCTGCAGATTTTAACGGATCTGCTTTTGGGAACAATATTACCCAAGTCTACAAAGGTAGGCAGTATACTGCCTCGGAGGGACATCGTAAAAATCCCCGTACGGGGAAATACAATGAAGGCGGTCCGTTTTTCACGTACCGGACGGAGGTGGATCTTGCTACCGCCAACGTCAACTGGTGGAACGGAAAATCAGGCTCTGGTAGTCGTAAATACCAGGGTCCTGTGTCTGTTTCACTAGTTCCTAGCAACTATGGAGGATTCGCCGAAGCTCCTTCATCAGATTCAAGTTACTTGGATCCGATTGGAGCAGAGGCGATTTCTATAGTTGATCCCACGAACCCCAACGCTGAAACTGGCGTTGCTCTTGGCGAGATTCTTAAGGATAGGCGTTTGCCTATTCCAGGAATGCAAGCCTGGAAACGACGGACCGAAGCAGCCAAGGCAGCAGGAGGTGAGTACCTCAATGCTGTTTTTGGCTGGCTTCCACTCGTGAGCGATATGCAAGATACCGCTCAGAGCATTCTCGACGGCAATACGATAATGGAAAATTATCACAATGCCAGCGGGACGTTCGTCCATCGTGAGTTCGAATTTCCTGAGAGTGAATCTACCGAAACTCAAATCATCGGGAAATCTATTGCTAATTATGGCAATATTAGTATCGGTGAAATGAATAACGGTGTCAAGCCGGTTACTAGGTCTCGCGTGAGCAAGACCCGTCGGTGGTTCTCAGGTGCCTTTACCTATTCGGCAAATAGCTCAGGTTCTTCCTTTGCTAAATGCCTTGGTATTGGCTCTGAGGCCGAAAAGTTATTCGGCGTATCACTGACCCCAGACCTCGTCTGGGAGTTAACCCCTTGGAGCTGGGCCATAGACTGGTTCTCGAATGCTCAATCTGTTATACATAACATTTCGAGTTTCGAGCTAGCTGGCCTGGTTATGCTGTATGGGTACATCATGGAGGAAACCTCCATAGTTGATACCTATACTATGCCAGATGACGCCATTAAAGGCGCCCCTGTGCGTATCCCTCCATCCACCGTATCACATACGGTTAAGAGACGGAGAGAAGCTAACCCGTTCGGGTTTGGCGTGTCCTGGGACGGCTTAAGTCCAACTCAGCTCGCCATAACTGCCGCACTCGGAATTACGCGTCTGCGGTAGCAAATGTATTGCAACCATCAAACCGCGTTTCGTTCGCGGAGTTAGGAGCACGCCAATGTCGTTCTCAGATCCCATCAAAGTCAAAGTTGATGGTACGAATGAAGTCGAATGTCCCCGCGTTTCCACGGGAAATTTCGAATCAACGTACCTAAGCTCTGACGGTACGATTCGTTTGAAGGTTGCGACTGCCAATGGCAAGCGCAAACGACACACGTTTCGTATTGATCTGTCAAAGATCACCACTGATCCCTACGATACCGATCAAAACGTAGAAGTTTCAACTTCCGCGTATGTGGTCGTCGATAAGCCACTTGCAGGGTTCACTAACGAAGAACTCCGCAAACTCGTTGAAGGTCTTAAAACGATCCTCACCGAAGGCAATATCAAAAAGCTCCTTGCTTCAGAGAATTAGTTCTCTCTGTGACAATATAGATAGTTCGAGTTTATCTCTTACTACCTATCTTTGTCTTTTAGCATCGAACTTTATCGTATGGTTTGATACGTTTGTATCATTCCTAGGGAGGTGAATATCTGAGTATGTCCAAACTGGACTATAATTTTCAGATACTCCTTCTGCTGTTCGCCGTGATGCTTGGCATCGTTGGCATTGCAGCATTGGGAGCTTTGATGATGTTCTTCTTTGCATTTCTTTAGGATGCATTGAAGGATGTCGAGAGCGCTGTTGGCTTAGGAAAGTTATCCTCTATTTAAGGAGGGGCTTTGAAAAGCCTAACGTTGCTCTGGAGTGTGTTAGCGAATGAATTCGCTGACAGATGTCGCACTAGCGCTACCATGGACATTAAAACTGTCCAGGGTCGTGTCAAACACGAGGGGATCTCGTTTTTAACGATTTCCCTACCTTCCTTTGGAAAAGACTTCCAAAAAAGTCTTGACCAAGGGATTGTGAGTCGCAACTCTTTCCAAGGTTTTTCTTGGAAAGGTGGTCTCCCCCTATTTCTAGGAGGTTTCCTCGACTCTGTGTTTGACCGCGGTAGTGGCGTGTTGGTCGATCAACCTGACGTGGAAGCAATAATTGCTATCCGGCAACTTACGTTGCTTTTTAGCAAGATCTTGCTCCCTTGCACTCCAGCAAGGGAAAGAGATGCCATGCTGGGTTACGTCGATTGTGATCAGGAAGTGAAAGCACACGATAAGTCCCTTAGATCTGAGGACTATACCTCGTTTCATAGGGTCAGTCGTATGCTGTTCGGTTCAATATTCTCTTCAATAGATCGTATGATCTATTATGAGGAGCTTGTTCCGAAGCATGGTCCAGGAGCTACTGCCGATAAACTAATGGGAAACCAAAAGTTCCGGCAACGCGAGTGGACCCATCGTTTACAAGATGTTTTCTCTTATGAGAACTATCTTGTTCCAAATGCACGTTATGTGTATGAGGGCGATGTCACTTTCCTAGAACCTGGAGCTGAGAGGCCTACTAGGGTCATATCAGTTCCTAAGACGCAAAAGAGTCCACGGATTATTGCTATCGAGCCGACTTGTATGCAGTATATGCAGCAAGCCATACTCGACGCTTTAGTTCCCGCGCTTGAGACTGATTCTGTTCTCAAGCATTTTCTGGGCTTTACGGACCAGGAGCCTAACCAGCTCCTAGCTCGAATTGGCTCAGAATCTGGATCTTTGGCCACGCTAGACCTTAGCGAGGCTTCTGATCGTGTCTCTAATCAGCTTGTACGCGTGATGCTTAGCGATCACCCTAACTTGCTTGCTGGGGTGGAAGCTACGCGATCACGTAAAGCTGACGTACCTGGTTATGGCGTTATACGCCTTGCCAAGTTCGCGTCTATGGGTTCGGCTCTCTGCTTCCCTATCGAGGCGATGGTCTTTTTGACCCTCATCTTTATGGGGATTGAGCAAGAGTCCAACACGCGCTTTACCAACAGGAGAGAATTACTCTCTTATGTTGGAAGAGTGCGCGTCTACGGGGACGATTTGATTGTCCCCGTTGACAATGTGGAAAAGGTGATCCTCAACCTAGAGCATTTTGGTGCTCGTGTTGGTGAGGCTAAGTCTTTCTGGATCGGTCGATTCAGAGAGTCTTGTGGAAAGGAGTATTATGACGGAACTGACGTTTCAATTGTCAAGTTCCGTCGTCTATTCCCTTCATCACCACTGGACGGACCGGGATGTATGTCTATGGTTAGCTTTCGTAACCAGCTGTATAAAGCTGGTTGCTGGGCTACCGTGGCATACATGGACAAATTGATCTGGAAGGTACTTAAGTACTTTCCAGTAGTCGATGAGTCCAGCCCGGTGCTTGGTCGTACCTCCTTTTTGGGTTATAAACCTGAGAGGATGTGCGCACAGCTACATCGCCCTCTGGTTAAGGGTTATGTGGTTAGATCCATCATCCCTAAGAATCCTCTTTCGGATGATGGTGCCTTGCTCAAGTTCTTCCTTAAGCGCGGCGGTCAGCCATCCGCCGACGGGAGACACTTGGAACGTTCAGGACGTCCTCTAGCCGTCGACATCAAGCTGAGGTGGGCGCCACC